ACGACTTCCCCGGCCAGGTCGGGGATATGCGTATTTCCCCGGACTTTGTCTTTCTCTGCGTTGGCACTAACGGAACCAATGCGGACGGGAAAACCGTGGGCGTTTGGCGCAAACTGCGCCTTGAGCCGCACGAAGCGCCCGCCGCCTAACCAGGGGGAACCACCATGGAAAACGAGCAGAGCAAAACCCAGGGGGCCCCGGTTGCCGTCCAGGGATTTCAACCGCTCCTGGCGGGCCTGGCGACGATTGTTGCCACCCTCCTGGGCACTTCCACCATGGTTTCACCCATCCGCACCGGGCAAGACAAGATCCTGGCCGAAATGCTGGAGTTCGTGAAACAAAACCAAACCATAGCCGGCAAGGTGAATACCCAGCTAACCGAACTGTCCGATTTGAACAAAAGGAAACTTGAGGAAATCGGCCAGCGCCTGGAAGCCCTGGAAAAGCGCCAGGGCAAGTAATCGGCGTTTCAATTTGCGTTTTTTCAGTTATATTTAGATTCGGTTTCTTGAAAGGAGATTTCAAATGTCAAAGTTCGTTTTGGCGGCGTTTAGCCTGGGCCTTTGCGGCTTCCTGGTGGCGGGTGAAAACACCGTGACCACCACCACCACCACGACCACGGCGGGTGCTGAACCTGTCCAGGGCCCGGTGGCTCGGCGTTTGGGGAGACTGGCGCTTCGCAAGCTGTTCAGCCGCCAGGGCGCTCCTGAGTCGGCCGTTAGCGAAGTGGTTGAAAGCCGCCCGGCTGAGATTCGCACCACTTCCACCTATCGCACAAGCAAGGTGGGTGAGCGGGTGAGCATTGTTCCGGCAGGTTCTTCCAAGTCGGCGTCTTCCGCCGCTGGGAACTGCCCTAACTGCAAATAACGGGGGTGACGCCTATGCAATGGATTGCGGCGGTACTTTCTTTGGCGGTCTTGTCCGGCGGTTTGCTGGCTGGGCCCTTTGGCTACTTCGGACGCCGGGCGGGCGGCAGCAACTCCAACCAAACCCAGGCCCGCTCGGCCTCCGGAGGATTCCCAACGGCGGCGGCAGCGGCGGCCTATATGGCCTCCATCGGACGGATGGGCCATTATGGCAACTCGTCTGGCTTCCCTTTTGAGGGCGTAGGAGTCGCCAGCACGCCAGACGGAGCGGTCCGGAACTGCTGTTACTACGGCCGGCGGCCCCTGGCGGACAGCGCCGTTTTCCAGGGGGCTAACGGAATGTGGTACGCCTGCAACCGTTACCACTAAGGGGATGGGGAACCCGTCCGGCGAGGGGCCCAGGTGAAAGCCTGGGCCCTTTGCTTTTGAACAGCCTGGGCGGAACTATCCGGAACTATCCGGAAGTTTCCGGAACTATCCAAACCGTTCCACGGCCTTTGCCACGGCATCCCGGTGAATGCGGGCATAGTTGGCGGTAATGGCAAACCCTTTGCCCGTGGAATGCCCCAAAATGGCGCCTATTATCTCCATCGGCACGCCCCTGGCAAGCAGGTAGCTGGCGGCGGCGTGCCGGACGCACCGCCCCGTTATGGGTGGCTTGATTCCCGCCCTTTTGCAGGCCCTGGCAAGTGCCCTGCGGTAACCTGCGTGCGTGATTGGCCCGGAGTAGCCTGTCGCTTTCCCGCACGGCGAGGATTCAAATACCAGGCCTTCCCGGCGGCCCTCAACCCTGGGGCCGAGCGTATTGCGCGCCCTGGGGCCCACCAGGATGACCAGCTTTTGCCCACGCCAGGCGTTTTTGTGGAAGGCCGGCCGGTATTCCCAGGGGATGGTTTCCCGATTCAAATCCTGGACCCGGACGCCCAGGGCGGTTTCAACCCGCTGCCCCGTGAAGACGTGCCAGGCGAGGGCGGACCGCCAGGGCTCCGCCAGGTGGCGGTACAGTTTGAACAATTCCCTGGGGCGGGTTTCCCTGGGCTGGCGGTAGTCCCGGCCTTCGGTGGGGCGGAGGCGCTCCCAATTCTCCAGGCGGGCAACGTGGCCGGCGTCGATCCAGTCCCGGCTTTCCCCCCAGCGGAAGGCCCGGACGATTCTGTCAACCATTATGTGCGTTGACTTCCTGGCCATGGTCTTTAGGCAATGGTCCCGGATTTCCAAAAGCTGGGCCCGGGAAAATTCATCAACCCCCATGAGGGTGTAGGGCTCCACCAGTTCCACGGCACGGCGGCACGCTGCGAGTTCGCTGGTGGGGGAACCGTCTGGCCGGCGGTACTTGGTCCGGCAATAGTCCAACCAGGCCCCGAACAGGCCGGCCACCTTGGTGGGAGCGGTAGGCGATACGGACACCTGGGGCGCTTTTCGCAAAAGATAGCGGGCGACCCATCGCCGGTAATTCGCCAGGGCGGTGTCTGACCCGGCCAGGCCCATCGGTATTTGCTTGCGGGGTGGCCCTGGATCGACAACGTAGGATTGCCCCGACCGCTTGTGAACCAGCAGCTTGGGCAGGCGTCCGGAAAATTTCCGGGGCTTTTTTTGAGTTTTTTTATGTTGGACTGCGTCCGGTAACTGTTGGACGGATCCAACAGACCTTGGAGGCGTTCCCATTGCGGGAACCCCCTTGTTTTCTAGGTTTTTTCGGACGAATGGAGCTGAGGGGATTCGAACCCCTGACCTTCTGAATGCCATAGATGCCCCCAGAATAATCGGACTCTGTCAAAAATCTCGTTTTTCCCCGGGAAAACCAGCGTTTTCGCCCGCAAAATCGACCCCATCCCTCTTAACAAAACTACCCAAATTTAACGGCAATTGTCGGACAGCTGAGGCCAATTGTTGGACTTGTCGGACGGAAAAGTTTTGCCAGATTACCCCTGCACCCTAGGGGAAACGGCATGGGCAAAGACCTTCGGTTTTGGGCGGACAAGCTGGAAGTTTCAACGCAAACCATTTGGCGTTGGATCACCAGCGGGATCACCAGCCCGACAGACCAGACCACCGTTTGCCTGGAAGCCAGGCGCATGGGTGGAAGGTGGCGGGTGACTGAGGCGGCTATAAACCGCTTTCTGGCGCAAACCCAGCCCGCTAAACCGAAATCGGTTGCTACTTCTTGCCCTTCTTCGGAGGTTGAGGGCTTTTATCGGGCCCTGCGGGATAGTTGGCATCCAGCCAATCATTCAGCACCCTGGCCGCCAACCAGCCAACGGTTGAGCGGATATAAGGCCCCAACTTCTCCTGTTCGGCGGCCGCCGCAGTAACCAGGCGGGCGTGAATGTCTTCGGGAATCCGGACCACGGCCCCGAGTTTTCGATCTGACATAACAAAAATCCTCCAGTTTGGGATAACCCCAACCACCCAGATTAACCGAACGGTAACCATTTGGCTACCGATGGAGTGTTTTTGTTAAATTATTGTGGTAACCATCTTGTAAACGGTACGGTTACCGGGATATGCTTCGGCGGTCATTCAAAACAGACCGTTGGGTTACCAGGAAGGAGGTGCCAAGGGGATGCGAAGCGTGGGGATTGATTATCGAACCGGAATTTTTGTGGATCAGTTGGCAAGGAGGTTGGAAGCGATGGCGATCAACTGGGACGAGAAGGGGCGTGCGGAGGTTCGGGGGCAGACCTGGCGAATCTTCCCAAACCCCTGGGGTGGCACGGGCCACATTCTGCGGACGATGAACCGCAACGGGTATGCGGTGGATGAGGTTTTCCCGGACCTGGAAACGGCCAGGCGGGCGGCTGAGTTCGCTCTGCTGGTGCTTGAGTCTGCGGACCAGGTGCAGCCGGAGCCCAATGACGATGAAGACCATTACTAACCGGGGGGGCGGCAGGATGCTGTGCGTGAGTTTGAAGGCCGGCGAGTTCATCGAAATCCGTTACGCCGGGCGGGTGTTGCGAGTGTGGCCCGAGGCGACCCGGGGCAATCGGGCCAGGTTGAAAGTAGATGCCCCGAAGGACTGGAAGGTTTTGCGTTCCGAGTTGGTTGAGAAGGAAGCAAAGGAGGCTGAAGGAAATGGTTAGCTCAAATGCGTTGGTTCCCCAGGTAATCGACATTACCCCGGAAATGTTTTTGTTAGCCAAGGGCGAAGGCAATCGGCTGGATGACAAGGGGAAGGAAAACGCCATCCGCCAGATTTGCACGACCTTGAAGCTAAACCCGGCCGGCGTGCCCGTTCAGTTTTTGAACCTGAAAGGCAAGCTGGTGCCCTACCTGACCAGGGGGGCAACGGACCAGATTCGCCACCGGGCCGGCATTTCCACCGAAATCCTGGAAAGGTCCATCCAGCAAGGCGTCTACCTGGTGCGGGTGAAAGTCACTTTGCCAGATGGGCGGGTGGATGAGTCTACCGGGGCTGTTCATATCGAGGGGCTGAAGGGCGAGGACCTTGCCAACGCCTTCTTGAAGGCGGAGACAAAGGCGAAGCGGCGGGCAACCTTGAGCGCCGTGGGCCTGGGGATCATGGACGAAAGTGAAATCCCCCAGGACGCCGAGCGCCTTCCGCCGCCTGTCCTGTCGAAGCAACCGGAGCCGGTCAAGGTGGCCCCCCGGCCCATGGTCAAGAAGGCCGAGCCGGCCCCGGTGGTGAGCGCCCCGGCGGTGAAGGCCCCGGAGCCCAACCAGGCGGCGAAGGCCCCGGAGATTCCGGACGGTGATGACCCGTTTGTCGGGGACGCCGCCCCGGTCCTGGCATCCAAGGACCAGTTGGCGCAGATCAAGGCGCTTGCCCCTCCTGGGGACTGGATCAAGCAGATGTTGGCCAGGCTGGGCCGGAAGTCTGGCAGCGAAATGACCTTCGACGAAGCGGATGACGTTTTGGCCTCACTCAAGGCGGAAAGGGGAATCGAGTAATGGCGACCATCTTTGAGATCACCCGTGAGATTCAACGCATTCAAGATGCCCTAGAAAGGGGCGTAGATGCGCGCCTAACGGACGATCCGGACAACGGGCCCGATGCGGCAGACCAGGCGCTAGACCAGCTCATCCAGGAGGAATTATCCACCCGGGAAGCCCTGGAAGCGAAGCTGGATGGGTACTGTGATTTGATTTCCCATTACCAGGCCTTGGCGGGTCACGCCGGGAGCGAAGCCAGCCGCCTGGCCCTGCTGAAGCGGTCCTATGAGGCCCAGACTCAGCGCCTCATCCAAAACCTGCTGTACGTCTTCCAGGCCCTGGGCCTTCAGAAGGTGGACACCGGGTTACACCGGGTGAGCGTTATGAAAAAGGTCAAGTCGGTGGAGGTGGATGAGTTCACCGACATTCCCCAGGAGTTTTTGCGGGTCCATACCGAGCCCGACAAAACGGCCATTCGTGCGGCCCTGGACTCCGGGCGGGAACTGCCCTTTGCCCGCTGGGCACCGGAGGGGCAGCGCCTTTCCATCAAGTGAATGCGTTGGGCGGCCTGGTGGCTTTTCCCTGGTCCGATTCCAGGGCGCTCAAATCCCCACTTCGGGGAATCATGGAGGAGTGTTCAAATGAAAATGCTTTTTGATACGGACGGGGCCCCGCCACCTGAAAAGAAGACCTACGGTCTTTTGCCGGCCGGGGAATACCTGGTGAAGGTCATTTCCGAACAACAGAAAACCTTTGAGGGCGGGAAAGAGGTTGTCACCCTTACCCTGGAAGTCCAAGACGGTGAATACCGTGGCCGGCGCATCTGGGATGACTTCCGGGTAAAAGGTTATTCGCCTGTAGCCCACCAGATTTCCAAAACCCGCTGGGAATCCCTGGAACAGGCCACCGGGCCCCTGGGCGACAGTTCGGACGCCATCGGGCACCTGGCATACGTCCAGGTGCGGCACGAGGAATACAACGGCAAAAAAAACGTCCGGGCCGAAGGCTATCGCCAGGCGGAAACCGCTAGCGATGCGGTCGATGATCCGCTGCCATTCTGAACCCAGGCAACACAAGGCCCCGGCCTTTCGGCCGGGGCCTTTTTCTTACAGGAGGTAACCACGATGAGCCTTTACGGAAAGCTGTACAAGATTCGCCCTGAGTTCGCCAATGACCGCCGCTTGGCCACCATGCGGAAAACCCTGCGAGACGTTTACAAGGCCCGCAACCTGCCCGGGCCTCCCCTGGGAATGCCTTCCAAGGGCCTTGTCATGGACGCCCTGGCCCACATTTTGGGTTGGGTGGCCCAACGCCCCAGGGACCTGGAAGCCGTCAGCGTAGCCAGCAAAATCGATCGCCTGGTGGGCCTGGACGGATTCGCTTTCGCAATGTCCCAGGCGGATCTAATGACCGTCTTCCCCGGCTACGTCCGCTTTGACCTGACGATTGCTGAACCCGTCACGGAGGACCAAAACCAATGAGCTACGAACTAACCGAACCTGAATGGTTCCAAAGGGATATGGCCGAAGCGCCATGGCCTACGGACATTACAAATTTTGAATCTGCCGATATTGACCTTGACAGGTTTCAGGGGGGTGCCGCTAAAATCCGAGCCAGAGGCGAGGCAACGGAGACTGCCGCTGAAAGCGGTTCCGCAGATGGCTGTTGTTCGGGCCCTGGTTTTGGTTCTGGTTCGGGCCCTGGTTTTGGTTCTGGCCCACGTTATGGTTTTGGTATTTGCGAAGCTAAAGCCCTGGTTTTGAATCTCAGGCCTTCCAACCCTCTGTTACCTTCTACCTCAGTCAGCACCAGTCAACAGACAGGGGAGACAGTAGACAGACAGTTAACTATCTCTACTGTCAGTTCAGGCGAAACGGACGGCGGGGCCAGCATGGCCCCTGACGGCGGGGGCAGCCTGGCGGCGGGGCCTGTTTTTGGGCGGATAGTTGCCGGCCTGGGGGGCAATGTTCCAGCGGGGCGGGACGGTTTTTTAGAAGACAAAACCAGGGCTTTTGCTTCGCAAGTAATAAGAACCAAACGTGGGCCAGGACAAAACCAGGGCCCGGAAAAAAGCCAAAACCAGGGCCAGGACAGAAGGCAAAACCAGGGCAAGAGCCTGGGGGATGAAATCACCTATGGGGCTGATGTAGACGTTCCCGGCATCCTGGCATCGAGAATCTTCCTGGACGCCTTTGACGGGCATTGGCTCCGCCACCACGTCCACCTATGGCGCTCCGGGGTATTGCGTTCGGAACAGCGGGCCCCGTGGCCCAGGTTTGTGGGCGGGCTCCTGGAAAAGATCGCCCGGGTATTCATGGACCCGAACCCCTGCGGTGGGTGGATGTTGGCCAGGGCCAGCGGGCGGCTGTTCTGGTATCCGAACCATTTCAAGCTGGCGCATTACTTCCGGGAGCGGGCGGCCAGGCGCTTCAACTTCCCCTGGGAAACCGCCAAGATGGAAGCCAAAACGGAGTACCGCCAGGAGTGGGGCGAACTCATTACCTGGACGGAATACGAGATGTTCAAATCGGCCGGTTCGGATTGGCAGCGTGCCTGGGACATGATCCGGGATATGCGTAGAAATAATTTCCGCAAAGGCTCTTGAAGTTTCTCAAGGTCTTTGCAAAATAGCAGCGTGGGCAGCAGTACGCTCGCCCTTTCGGCAAGACGCCACCCGGCCCCCCCAGGCCACTTCTCCCGGTTTCTACCGGGCCCGGGCGTCTTCCAATGGATTGGAAATCACTTCATCAAAGCCATTACAGCACCAAGCCCAAAACGTGGGATAGCCACTATTCCACCTGGGAAAGTCTTTTCCTTTTCGATGGTTTCAAGGACGCCGATGTTCTGGAAGCCATGGAAGAAATGGTCAAGGTTGTTCCAGGCCCGGCCATCCCGGACGGGCACTTTGAATGGTTGCAAAAGTTCCTGGTATCCGCCCGGGATAACTTGCGCCGGAAGCATGAGGCCAAGCGCCTCCAGGAGCGGGCCCAGCGTGATTGCCAGGATTGCCGGGGCGTTGGCATCGTCTGCGGCCTCCCCGACCCGGAATGCTGCAAGCATGGGCAATGGGAGCCCCGGCCCACCTGGGTGGATTACACGACGATTTCAGCCTATTGCTCATGCCCTCATGGGCTGAACCGGCACGCCGCTGTATTGCGATGGTTCCAGGAACACCGCAGGGATTGCGGGGAACCGCTGAACCTCCTTCAGTACGAACGCCTGGTGCCGGATTGGCGGCAGCAACTCAAAGCTAGGGCGGACAAGGTCCAGGCTGAACGCTCGTTAAGGAACCTGCCAGCGCCGGGAGGACGCAAGGCGACTCGGGGGGGTAAGCCGGGGACGCCTCCCGGTGCTGGCAAGCCATCTGAATGGGTGGCAATCGAGGCCCCTGCGGACGAACCCCAGCCGGGCGAAGGCGCGCCGATCCCCGCCCCACAGTTCATCCGGAGGCGTGCCAAGTGATCCAGCGCACGATATTCGATTACCTGCCCCCTGAAGGCGGTAATAAGCCGCCCAGGAAGGACCGCAAGAGGTTGGGGCTTTGTAGGGACTGCGCCGCACCCGCCAGGCCTGGCAAAACCTATTGCCAGGACTGTGCCAAAAAGGCGGCCAAACTTTTGGCGGCAAGGGCAAGCACCCTCAAGGCCCAGGGCCTTTGCACAAAATGCACCGCCCCGGCCAGCCCCGGCAAAACCAGGTGCAATGCGTGCGCTGAAATGGGGGCCAAGTCTGCTGCGGCAAGGACAAGCGCCCTCAAGGCTCAAGGCCTTTGCAAACAATGCGGTAAATGCCCGCTTGCTGAATCGAGTGGCTTCTACTGTGACAGTTGCTTGAAACCTGTGCGGGAACGGATAGCCGCCAAGCGGAAGACCGATTTCGGGAAATGGGAAAACAGCGTGAGGGCCAGAACTCCCCAAACCGCCAAGGGCATTCAGCTCACGGCTCCGACTTGCTTTGACTGGACCCACGAAGACTTCCGGGTCTGCTTCGTTGAATACCCGGCCGGCCCGAAAAACGTCATTGACCACAAGATCCCTTTGGCTTGCGCCGAACTCCCAGGCGGCAAGGTGGATAAGGCCTTTGGCCGCATCTGCGCCGACCTGCCAAACCTTCAGCTACTAACCCAAAGGGGCAACAGCAAAAAAGGCAGAAACCTGGACGAGGTTATTGCCGCCAGGAGCGATCAGCTACGGGCTGAAGGCCTGGCCGGGGCTGCCCTCTTTCGCCGCCTCTGGGATGAGTTTTCCGAGCAGGCCGAGGTCTACGCCGACATAGGGGACGAATGATGTACGACGATTGGGAAATGGCCGTTTGTTCGCTGGCGTCTTTCCTGGCTGGGTTTGCCACGGGGCTGCCCGCCAGGTTGTCCCGGGCCCGCAGACAACTGAAAGCCCTGAAGCGCCTGGGGCAAGGTATAGCGGGAGGGCCAGGAAGTGAACCAGAAAACAAAGGTGAGCGACATGACGCATGAGCAATTTGAACAACTGGCCGAATACCTCGAAGAGTTCACCAGGGGCGACCCGTCTTTCCCCGTGATGACGTGCATTAGCAAGCTCATCAGCCACGCCAGGGATTTACGCCACCTTTGCGCCGAACTGTCCACCGGCCTGGAAAACGACGACCTGGAGGAAGAAGTGCAAAGGATTTTCGGCAATGAATAACCCGACCATCCTGGCTTTCGATGTTTTTGAACAAATGGATTGCGATGCCAGGCGGCGGCTTGTCCGAAGGGCCCAGCTACTAGCCTGGTTTTTCCACCGCCGGGAAGTCCGAATCTTGGAGTCAGTCAAGGGGGAACAAGTGAGCGACAAAGATGCTACGCACCTGGTGGAGGAAATCCAGGCCGTGAGGGGCGAAAACGACCGGCTCCGAGCCGCCATCCTGGCGCACAAACAGGCCATGGCCGAATACCATCCCGCTGTTTTTGATTCCGAACTTTGGGCGGTACTGAGCCCGCTGCCGGGAGGGGAATGACATGGGCACCGGACTGAGGGGGGACGCCATCGTTGAGCGTTACCCTCACCCCAATGGGGTGGAATACGCCGTGGTGCAATATGGGCGCATCCTGGGAACCGTGGTGCCCCACGGCCATAACAAACTCCGCCAGCGCCTATGGAGGTGCTTTGCCAAACAAATTGAACTGGGCATCTTTTCCGGACGGTGGGGCCGGCAAATCGCCTACCAGCGCATTCAGAACTTCCACCAGGTGAAAGAGAAACAGAGGGAACCAATTTGAACAGGAAAATCCCGACCGAAGACACCCTGCATGAACTGGCCGACCGCCTGGAAACCACCTTCCCCATGTGGAACGGCCTGGAGGCCGCCGTTGTCGGCTACGTCGATTCCATGGGCGACACCGGCCACCGCCTGGTTTACTCCGGGCCCAAATGTCTCCGGGAATTCGTTCGCCAGGGAATGAGCCCCCAGGAAGCCAGGGAATGGGCAGAGTTCAACTTGTTCCAAACCTACATCGGCAAGGAAACACCCATCATCCTCTGGCCCATCCCATGGGACATTCTGGACGATACCGGGCGAACCAGGAAGCAACCAGATTGATAACCACAAACGGAACGGTTAGGATACCGTGCGGTTACGCCGGAATTATGTAACCGGCCGGCCGTATTCACTTCGGAGGGTTTGAACATGGGGGCCAAGGAAATCCCTTTGGATTTGCTCCAGGCGCTTACGCTTGCGCCTCAATACCCATCGGGACTTGCCTGGGCGGTCAAAGGTAAAAGGCGAATAGTTGGCGGAATGGCCGGAAGCAAGACCCGGTTTGGTTATTGGTGCGTCAGGCTGGGGGATGCTCCTGGGAAACTTTACCAGGCGCACCGCATTGTTTGGACAATTGCTAACGGCAAAAGCCCGCAAGGTTTTATCGACCATATCGACAGAAACAGGGGGAACAATGCCATTGAAAATCTAAGGCTGGCAACCAGAACAGAGAACAATCAAAACCGAATTTTCCAGGGGTACGGCATTCATGCCCCTGGAATATACCGGGCAAGAATTCGGGTAAACGGCAGGCTTGCCCACCTTGGCTTATTCAAGACCATTGAGGAGTCGAAGGCTGCTTATATCGAGGCCTGCAATAGGTTGCGAGGTGGTTTTTCCCCTTATTTGGAAGCGGAGTGATTCAAATGCACGAGATCGACGAAACGGGCGGCATCGCACGGGTGGCTTTCGCCAGGGAACCCGCCTGGCATGGCCTGGGCAAGGTGGTGCCCGATTCGATGACGGTAGAGGAAGCCATCGAGGCGGCCGGCCTCGATTGGGAAGTCGAGCTACAACCCATCTACGCCGGCAGGGAAGGCGAGGAGCCCCGGCCCATCCCTGGCAAGCGGGCAATCGTCCGGGAAGACTCCCAGGCGGTTACCGGCATCGTCTCCACCGGCTGGCAGCCTGTTCAAAACCGTGGCCTGGGGAAGTTCATTGAAAGTGTTTGCGGGGAAGGGGCCCGCCTGGAAGCCGCCGGCTCACTCCGGGGCGGCAAACGGATTTGGTTTCTCCTGGACCTCAAGCGGACCTATGAGCCCATCAAAGGCGATCCCGTAAACAGCTACCTGGTTTTCGCCAATGGCCACGATGGGGTTACACGCCTCCGGGGCCTGGCGACTGACACCAGGGTTGTTTGCGCCAACACCTGGGCAATCGCCCTGGAAGGGGCCAACGAGGCCAAGGGCATTTCCTTCCGCCACGATGGCACCATTGGCAACTACGTTGCAAAGGCCCAAGAGTACATCGGCAAACTGTTCCAGACCGCTGACAAGCGCCAGGAGCAATCCAAGGCCCTGGCCAAAATGGTCAAAATGAAGGATGAGGAGTTGGCGGCGTTCTTTATCCGGCAACTCAAGCGGGTTCAAATCCGAGAGGAAAAAGAACTTAAAAGCGCCCTGGAAGTCATTGCCACTTTCCAAAACGCCAAGACTAACACAATAGGCGGCATGGAGGGCACCGGCTGGGCAGCGTTTCAAACCTGGTCCGAGTTCCTGGACTACCGCCCTTCCAAAAGGAACGCCCAAGCATCCCGCTGGGAATCCAACCTCTTCGGGGAATACTCCAGGTCCAAAACCAACGCCTGGAACGACCTGCTAGCACTAGCTAAGTGATAAACCGCCCGCATTAAAAAAAAGGCCCTGGGCTATGTCTCAGGGCCTTTTTTATTCCTGGTGCCAAATACATTTATGGGGGGTTAGCGTGCGCCGTTGTTGTGAAAAGTGCAAATACGCCCAAGTGAACGGCCGGCGGCGTCTTTGTTTCTACTGCCGCAAACCCGCCATGGATGAGAAGCGCCGCATTCAGGCCAAAGTGGCCCGTGGGGTTTGCATCGTCCACAAGTGTGTTTTCAAGGCGATGCCAGGGCATAAGAGGTGCCTAAAGCATTAGCGGTTAACGTGCGGGGGCGTTCATGGTCCTTGGGTTATTGCTGGCGCTTTTTTCCCAACGGGTGGAGTTACCGCCTGAAATCCATGCAACGCCGGGGCAGTTCGTCACCGTGCGCCCCACCCTGGTGGATGGCGGCGGGGTGGAATACTACCCGCTGGATCCGGGGCTATCGGTTTTCCCGTCCAGCCTGCTGACCGATAAAAGCGCGCTGGTCTTCACCGTCTACCTTCCAGGCCGATACCGGGTCCTGGCGTACACCGCCAAGGCGGACAAGCCCAGCCCGCCAGCAATCACGACCGTGGTGGTTGGGATCGGACCAGGGCCAAGCCCCAACCCAGGGCCAGGGCCTGGGCCCATGCCAGGGCCAGGGCCAGGACCAGGGCCGGACGTTCGACCGGACAAGCCCAAGCCGCCAGCGCCCCCAGCGCCACCGGCACCGCCAGCGCCCCCGGCGGACATTACCCAGGACCCGCTTTATTCGGTCTTTGAATCTATTGCCGGCGGCCTTCAGGAAGCCAACCAAAAACAAAGCCTAACCCAGTACGGCAACGCCTGGACAAAGGCGGGCCCCCAGGTGGATGGGAAAACCCTGGGCCAATGGAATAGCGCCGTCAAAAAGGCCGCCGCCGATGAGGGGCTAGGCCTGGGCGCTATTTCCGCCATCCGGGAGCGGGTGGGCGTGGAAGTCTCCACCGTGGTGGGCACCGATCCCGCCATGGCCCTGGCCGGTGAGAAGGGCGCAGCGGCAAAAGACCTGGGCGTTAGGTTTGGGCGGATCTTCCTGAAACTGGCTGAGGGCGCACGATGAGCGAAGACATTGAAAACAATATGCCCGAGGGTTTGAACAACGGCGGCGGGTGGCACTACGACCCGGAAGCCGTGGCCGCCATCCAATCCACCCTACCCCAGCCCGTATGGGGCGGGACGCCGGCCGCCTCACTCAAGGACTATCCCCAGGAAATCTTCGGCTGGCGCTTGTGGAAGGAAGCCACCGGCACCGAATGGCCGGTATTAAACCAGGGCCAGGTGGGTAGCTGCTGCTCTTTTGGGGCCTCGCACGCCGTCATGTATAGCCAGGCGGCCGAGTCTTGCATGGGGGACATGGAAACCCCCCTGGTGCCCTGCATGGAGTTCATCTACGGCATTAGCCGTGTTCAAATCGGCGGCGGTCAACTGGGCCGGGACGATGGCTCTTTGGGCGTTTGGGTGGCCAAGGCCGTGCGTGATTATGGCATCCTGGAACAAGCGGTCCATGGTTCCTATGATTGCCGGAAGTACGACCAGAACCGATGCCGGGACTGGGGGGCCAATGGCCCGCCCCAGGAACTCATAAGCCAGGCCCGGGACAACAAGGTTGGGGCCATCACTCAAATGCGGTCTTTTGAGGATTGCGTGCAAGCCCTGGCCCAGGGCTATGGGGTAAATCTGTGCAGCCAGCAGGGCTTTTCCTCCCAGCGTGATTCCCAGGGCTTCGCCAAGCCGTCAGGCCGGTGGGCCCACTCGATGGCGGCGATTGCCTACCGCCTGGACCGCCCCGGGTTGTTCATTTGCAATAGCTGGGGAACCGGATACTTCAGCGGCGGCAAGTACCCCGACGATATGCCCCTCCAGGGGTTTTGGGCCGATAAGAACGTGATCGAATCCATGCTGGATTGTGGCGACTCTTGGAGCCACTCCAACGTGGACGGTTTCCCCTTGAAACAGTTGTCATGGTGACCGAATCCACCTGGACCATCCTCCTTCCATACCCGCCAAGCCAGCACCGGCTATGGAAGCAAAACCCACTAACCAAAAAGAAATTCCGCACCCAGGAATACGAAGATTGGATGGCCGATGCCGACCATGCCGCCCTCACCCAAACCGGACGGTTGCCGAGATTTGAACACCCGGTGATTTTGTCCGCCCAGGTATTCCAGGGCAAAGGGTTCAGGTCCAATGGCGATGGGGATAACCGCTTGAAAGCGCCCGTCGATTGGTTGGTTTCCCGTGGGGTTCTCCTGGGAGACTCCTGGGAGCATATTCCCGACTGGCGTATCTATTTGAACCGTGAGGCGTCTTTTCCACGGGCCATGATTCAAGTACAACTAACCAGGGCTGATTGATGGCAACACCAAGTAAAGGCGAGTTCGTTCAGTTCTTTTCAGATGTTTGGCGGCTCCTCACGGGGAAGGCCCAGAAAAAGCCAGACGGTAGTGAGATCGACCATTTGGGCCGGGCCCGCCGTTTCATCCAGGGGATACCCAGGCGGCAGCTTTTCAGCGCCGCAAGCGCCGCCGCCAGGGCAGCCGCCAAGGTCTTCGGCCGTACCGTGGCCGGCATGGGCCAGGGCGTGGGCACCAGCCAACACGCCTACGAAGACGCCATTTGGAATTCGGTAGGTTCGTCCTGGATCAAGGCCCTTCGCTACCAGCCCATGAAATACAAGGCCGTGCGGGCCCTTCCCGATGAATACGCCCAATCCCTGAACTCTTACCTGGGGAACGGGCAAGACCCGACACCAGGCTACAGCGGCATGAAAACCGGGTTCATCCCCATGCCGGCCAGCGGCGTCATCGAAAAGCAAGGCTACAAACGCAACCCAGACCGGGATACCGGCGATCTGGATATGTGGGTCTTGACCGTTTCCAAAAGCAACCCTGGGGGAAAGTACACCTACCCCAGGGTTCCACGTTGGGTGATGGATGATTGGATGGCTGCCGGATCGAAGGGCCAGTATTACCACTACGGCGATATTCGCACCTACTCCGACCGGCGGGCCATCTTCCAGCGGTTCCGCATTTCCAAGCACCGCCCTGGATGGAAGACCAAGGGGAATAAGTGATGAACGCCAGGTTTCCGCTACTGTCGCCGGATGAGCAAAAGGCCAACCCGGACTTGCCGGTTGATCCCTGGGATGAATCGGATTTTGCCGTCAAGATCGCCCGCAACACCTTCCACCAGGTGATTCGACGCCACCAGGAGCAAGGGGAGGTGGGCGAGGTCCACAAGCTGGCAACGGAATACGCCCGCATGATGGCCATGGTTTGGATTTGCGAGACTATCGAGCCGGTTCGGGTTCAGTTCAATGCTGTCCTGGATCGTCTGGGCCTGAATGCAGACCTGGACAACGGAGAGGGCTCACCGCCTGCGGGGAAGTGATATGCCGAGAGGGATTCCAGGTAGCGGCGTTTCCAGGATGGGCAAGGTTCCCAACCTGGATGACAACATTATCCGACAGTTTTGCGCCCTGGGGCAGCTAGGGTTAGGCAAAACCCAGATTTGCGCCAAACTGTACATCCCGGTTAGGACCTGCGTTGACTGGTTCGTTAAGGGCCAGAAGCATTTGAACCGGAAGAAAAAGTCCAAGGCTATACCCAACGGTGAGATTTACGCCCAACTGGTCACCGAGTGGAAGCGGGCTTGTGCCATCGCTGAGGAAAACTTGATCCGGAACATCCAGGCCGCCGCCGCCAGGCAATGGCAGGCCAACGCCTGGATGCTGGAAAGGAAGTGGCCGGAGCGGTGGGCCGACAGGGGGGCAATGCTGAAGGCATTGGACAAGGAATTTGCGAAGCTGGTTGAAAGTCTCCGTAAGCAGGCAGCGGGAGGTACTGGAGAAGTACCGCCGGTTGACCCAGGCAGTTAAAAAGCCTGCGCCTGCTGACCCGGTTGAATATGCCAGGATGCGGGGCGTCTATGTGACGCCTCAGCAGGCGGAGATCTTGCGGGCGCTCACCAGGCCGCCGTATGCCGTCCTGGTGCGGGCGGCCCATAGCGTGGGGAAGACGTTCATATCCGCCCTGGCGGCATCCTGGTTCTATGACCGATACGCCCAGGGTATTTGCCTCACCACCGCCCCGACCATCCAGCAGGTTCGGGACCTTCTGTTTCGGGAACTGCGGTTACTGCGCCCAGGGGACCCGGGATGGCTGCCGAAGGATACCCGGCTCCAGGATTCAAATGACCACTTCATCCATGGCCTGACAGCAAATAAACCGGACGCCTTCCAGGGTAGACACGCCAAAAACATGATGGTTGTTTTTGACGAGGCGGCCGGGGTGGAAATGCCCTTCTGGGAAAGAGCCCTCACGATGATCAACATCGGGAAGCCGGGGCACTATTTCCTGGGGATATTCAACCCCTATGAGGTCAGTTGCCCGGCGTACCAATTTGAACAGTCCGGCCGGTTCACCATCTTGGACATGAGCGCCCTGGATCATCCCAACGTGGTGGACGGGGTGGAGCGTGTTCCAGGGGCGGTTACCCGGGAATACGTTGTTTCCCGGATGGCGGAGGAATGCAGGCTATTGCCCGAGGGGGATGAAGCGCCCCCGAATAGCTTCACCTGGGAGAATCGCACTTGGATCCCCGAAAGCCCGCTTTTCGAGGTTCAAATCCTGGGACGTTGGCCCAGCCGGGCCACTTGCTCCGTATGGTCAGATATTGCCCTGGCGAACATCCAGCACCCCGTTCCCCTGGACCAGACGTGGCTTACCCAAATCGGATGCGACCCGGCCAGGTTCGGTGACGACCGCACCGCAATTTGCGTGCGCCGTGGCCGGTGCATCGTCCACCTGGAAAGCCACCGGGGCTGGCCGTTGAAGCAAACCGCCAGCCGCCTCAAGAAGCTGGCCATTCAGTTTGCCGGCAAGGGCCAGGACCCTACCCAGGTGCCCGTTCTGATCGACGCCGCCGGCCTGGGGGCAGGCCTGGCCGAGATGAACCAGGACGGTGCCCGCCGGTTCAACTTCGTCGAAATCAACTCCGCCATGCGTTCCAGGTGGGAAGCCGAATGGCCCAATATCCGTTCGGAACTGTGGTTCTGCGCCAGCGCCATGGGCGAGGAAGGCCAAATCAGCATTGCCATGCTGCCGGAAGATATTCGGGCCCAACTCATGGGCGAACTCCGCCAGCCAGTCTTCACCCTGGACGCCCTGCAAAGGCGAGTAGTGGAAGCCAAGGCCAGCACTAAAAAGCGCCTCCGGGCATCCCCCGACCTGGCGGATAGCTTCAATCTGGCTTGTATGCTGAAGGGTTCCGGGTGGGTCGAAAGCGTTACCGGGAGAATGTGACAATGAGCAGCATGGACAGCATTTCGGGCGGCCAGCTTTTCCCGGATTCCAGCGGGTGGGCAGATCCCCGGGATTACTTCAGCGAAATCGGACCGTATGGTTTCGCTGATGCCGCAGGGCCAGCCCTGGCACGCCGTGACAACCGCCTTACGGGTGAAATCCTCCCCGTTGCCATCAACTGGTTTCAACTGAAGCAGATCCGGGACCGCTGCCGGATGATCGCCAGGAACAACGAATATGCCATCGCCGCATTGAACGCCTGCAAAGCCTATGTGGTGGGCACCGGATTCAAATACAAGGCGGTGGCCAGGCGGGAACGTGGCTTGCCGGACCAGGTTTTGGAGCAAGTCCAGGACATTCTAGACCTGTTCGTTGAACATAACCGGCTATCCGAAGTGGAAGCGGAAATCGTCTACCGGCTCCACGTTGAGGGGGAAGCATTCTTACGGGTTTTCCCAGGGGAAAACGGCATCATTCAAATCCGGTTCATTGAGCCCGAGCTAATCCGGGCCCCCAGCGACACCAGCGCCAGCCCCGAAGATTCCTTCGGCATCAAATGCCACCCCGAGGATATGCAAGAGCGCATTGGGTATTGGGTGATCGAAAGGCCCTGGATCAGCCTAACCCCCGAACTGGTGCCAGCGGAAGAAATCATCCACCTGCGGAACAACGTGGAAAGCAACTCCAAGCGGGGCTTGCCGACCATCATGGCCGTTGAAACCAACCTCCGGGCGGCTGAGGACGTGCTTGCCAGCATGATCGCCCTGGCGAAAACCCGGGCAAAGATCGGCATGATTCGCACCGTCGATGACGCCCCGCCCCAGGCCGTGGAAGAACTGGTCAAGTCTGCCGGCGATGGCTCCATCACCGACAAATGGACCGGACGCCAGCAGACCGTGGAACGGTTCGGCTACGGTACGGTTTTGACCGCCAGCGGTAACGTGAAATACGAATTCCCCAGCCTGGCGGCGGGTGCGAATGACTTGATTGAAATCCTGAAAGTGAATCTGCGGGCGATTGCCGGACGGTTCGGTTTGTCAGAAATTATGATGAGCGCCGATGCCGGCGGGGCGAACTACGCTAGCAGCTTGACGGCGGAGGCCCCGGCCACCAAGTCATTTGAACGGTTCCAAAATATGCTGATGGGGGCCCTGGGCACCAGGCGCACCAGGCCCGAAAGGGCGCTAGCCTGGAAGCAGCTTTCCCACGCCGCCGAAATGGGTTTGATTGATCCCGATTTGCTTCAACAGATTTCCATCCAGGTTTTGCCGCCCACCATCCAGGCCCGTGACAAGGCGGCTGAGGCGAACACGCACAAAGCCTATATGGACATGGGTGCCATCAGCCTGGCCACCGTCCGGGCCGACATTGGCGTCGATGACAAAAAGGAACAGGCGCAGATAGACCAGGAGCGCCAGAAGCAGCAAAAAGAGCAAATGAACAACCCGCTAGCCCCCCCAGGCCAAGGCGGATTGCCCCAGGGCCCTGCGCCTGGTGGAAAGCCGCCCCAAGGGGTGGTGGATGGTGGCGAAAGCGCCCAAACGGAAGAAAGCCCGGAAAAGCCCCCGCATCCGGGTGCTGACGGATGAACAGGCCTATGAGGAATACCGTGGCCTAATCCTGAACCTGGCCACCGCTGCATACCGCCGGGCGAAAGCCCAGGGTAAACGAATCCCCCTGGAGGACATTGTTCAAACAGGGTGGCTTGGGTTCTTTCATGGAAAAAGGAAGTGGGACCCAGGCAAGGGTTCCAACCTTTGCACCTATTGCGCGCTGTTCGCCAGGGGCCACATTTCCCGCATGGTCTGGGGAAGCGCCAGGACCTGGCAAAAGCACTTTGAAGACTCCGGGGTAAACCCCTCCGACGAATTCTTTTCCGGACTGGTGGAGAAGGAAGGCGGCGGCGAAGCCCTTTCCAGCTACCTGGCGGACAAGCCCGAACACGTTTCAGACGTGGTTGAAATGGCCGTGTTCAACGGTTTCAAGGCGTCCAAGATCGCACGCCTTCAAGGGATGTTGATCGGGGACGTTCTCCAAATCCTGGGGGACGCTATCGCCTGGTTCATAGTTTTTGAAAACTAGTGCCATATACACGGGTATGGAACGTATCGTCAACCTTCTGGAAGATTCCTACCGCCCCTTGGATAAGGGCCCCGTGAAGAACGGTTGCCTGGTCGAAGGGGTAAAGATCCTGGGCACCAAGTCCAGGAACGGTAGGGAATACCCGATCCAAGTGATCCAAAAGGCGGCGCACCTTTACGAAGGGGCCCCCGTGAATCTGGACCATCCCAAAAAGGGCCAGATGGATCGCCAGTACAACGAGCGTTTCGGACGCCTGGCAAATGTACGGGCCAGGGCCGATGGACTGTACGGCGACCTGACATTTAACCCCCACCATCCCCTGGCTGAGTCTTTCCGCTGGTGGGCCACCAACGATCCCAGGGCCGTTGGTTTGAGCCACAACGCAGAGGCCAAGATCGTGGAAGGAAACTTCGGCAACCCTGACCGGGTGGCGGAGATTTTCCGGGTTGAAAGCGTTGATTTGGTGGCAGACCCGGCGACCACTACCGGCCTGCTGGAAAGTCTGCAACGTGTCCAGGAGTCCGCCCCAATGGGTTTGAACAATATCGACGAAGAACTCCCGCCGCCTGACATGGGCGGAGATATGCCCCCGCCCGACATGGGTGGCGACCTGGGCGGCGACCTGGCCGGCCTGGGTGGCGATATGGGCGGCGACATGATGGGCGGCGACCTGGGGGCCGGATTGCCCCCCGCTGCGCCAGCCGATGGTGGCGGAGCCGATGCCGTGGCCGGCATCCTGGCCGATCCCGCCATGAGCGCAGACGAAAAGCTGGCAGCCATCGCCACCGCCATGGGCCTTCCCGCTCCTGGTGGCATGGAGGGCCTGGAAGGCGACATGGGCGCAATGCCCGAGCCCGATGGCGACGAAGAGGCCATGGCGATGAAGGCCGAAGAGGCCCTGCGGGCAACCAACGACCCGTATTATCACGCCCTGTTGTCCAAACTGGACCGCATGATTATCCGGGAAAGCCGGCGGAAAACGGTGCTGGAAGCGAAGGCGGCGGCCCACAAAGCCAAGCTGCCAGGCTATGCCATCACCGAAAGTCTCATCAACCACCTGGCGTCCAGCAACAAGGCCAGTTGGAACAAGATCATCAGCGACCAGCGCCGAATTCTGGTCCGGGAAAGCCGCCCCCGTAGTACGGGCCCCGTGGCTCAGAACGACATTTCCGCCCTTGTTAAATCCCTGACGGAGTAAGACCGATGCCCCAGACCGCATTGACCCCCGAAACCCGTTTCATCACCGGGGAAACCTGGCCCGTGGACTCCAAGGTTGCCACCGATACCGCCCTCAAGATTGGCGACCTGGTGGGAATCGACGCCGCTTCCGGGGAAGTGGTGCCCGTTTCCAACTTCGCCACCGAGGCGGAAGCCGCCGCAGTCTTTGCGGGGATTTCAGGCCAGGCCAAGGCGGCCGGGGTTGAGCAAATCCGGGGCAACTCCCGGAAGAACCGGGTTCGGATCGACACCGATGGCATCTGGGAAATCCCCTGCGCCGTGGCGGTGAACACCGGCCAACTGCTTGGTTTCAAGCTGGTGGACGGCAAGGTTGCCACCCAGGAAGTGGTGATCGCCGCCGATGCCACCACCGCCGTTGGGTACTGCGTGCTGGAAAAGCCCGCCACCGAAACCCACGTTCGCATTCGGTTGGTTTCCCAGAACCTGGGCCTTCTGTCGGCCAAGTGATTTGAACAAGTAGTTCCCTACCCCTGGAGATTCCAGAAATGTCTTTTGAACTCAAGCTCAAGAAAATTACCGAGTCCCACGGGCGGGCAACTACCGCCAAGGTCCTTACCGAGGCCATCCGGGAAAGGAAGGTTGATCCCAGGCGGATCAGCCTGCGCCGCCTGGCTGAGTCCTACATGGGCAGCGGATGGGCCGAACACCTTACCCGGGCCGTTCGCTCCGGGCGGGTGACTGAAAGCGCCGAGGCCGTTGATACCAGCGGTTTCCAGGACATTACCGGCCAGTTGCTGGTGAATGAGATCCGGGAAAAGTACAAGCTGGTTTCCTGGCTGGGCGACACCCTGACCACCACCATCCCCGTCACGAACGGGAACCTGGGTGAGCAGACCGTGCCCTACCTGTCCGATGTTGTCGATATGGGCGACATTGTTCAACAGGGTATGCCCTACCCCCAGACCTCCTTCAAAGGTCAGTACATCAAATACCCATCGGTCGAAAAGATCGGGCGTATTTGCTCCGTGACGATGGAAGCCATCTTCTCAGACCTGACCGGCCAAATCCTGGATTCGGCCAAGTCGGTGGCAACCATCCTGGGCCTGACCCGTGAAGAGTCTATCTTGCGGGTGGTCTATGGCCTGGTGAACACCCACAACTGGAACGGGTCCGTTTACCAGACCTACAACACCAGCGGAAACTGGGTGAACAAGCTCACCGGGTTCAAGCTGACGGACTGGACCAGCATCAACACGCTGGAACAAATGTTTGTGAACATCCTTGATCCGGTTTTGCGTAAGCCGATCATGGTTGAGCCGAAAGATATGCTGGTGATGCCTGCCACCAGGTACACCGCCAAGAACATCTTGCACGCCACCGAGGTGCGCCAGACTGTTCCAGGGTTTGCCGATACCGGCCTGCCCATCACCGAGGTGAGCCCCAACCCGCTGGATCGCACCTACGCCATCATGTCCACGGCCAACGCCTACCGCATGATGACCAACGAGGCCGGCAAGACGCCCGAGCAGGCGAATGACATTGTCATCCTGGGCGACTTCAAAAAGGCGTTCTGCTGGAGGGAAGCGAAGCCCCTCCAGGTTGTTGAGGCCCCGGCGAACAACCCGCTGGATTTCCACAACGACATAGTTTTGGCCGTTAAGGCGTCTTACATGGGCGTGGCCGGCATCACCGATCCCCGCTATGTGGTTTACGCCACTAGCGAAGACGCCTGAAGGGATTGCCCGTCACTTTACGGGACTCCGGGGGGGAACCGTAAGGTTAGCCCGCTCATCTACGACACGCCCAACGGCGTGCGGGATGACGCCCCCCTCTATTGGTCCAGGGTTTCTAAGTAACGCCCCCCAGGGGGCACCCATTGAGTGGAGGCAATGGACATGGCAAAGAAAGCGGCGGCACCCAAACCGGAACAAACCAGGCCCGAGGTTAAGCCGGACCTGGTGGTTGGGAGTGGCGGCAGACTGTTCAAGGTTGGGTTACCTACCCCAGCCGTCACCTACATCATTTCAGCGCCTTCCCAGGCGGAAGCGGTGGAGGGGTACAAGCGCCTGGCGGGCGTGATCATGTCCAGCCAGGAGTTTGAAGTGTTTGAACATATCGAAGCCGAGCCGGAAGCCGAGGCCGACCAGGGGTGAGCCGGCCAGGCTAGGTGACATTTGCCCCGCCCACGGTCTACCCGTTGGCGGGGTTTTTTCTTTCCAGGATGGGTGGAATATGACCAGCAAAAACCATGTTGAGATGGCACGGGCGGCATTACGGCGGGTCCTGGAGCAGACCGCCGAGAAGGATGATCCCAACGGCCGTTGGGTCACCCTGGACAATGGCGTCCATGTTTTCATCAACAAGGCTGGTGACATTTCCAAGGGCCCGGCTGAACTCACCGGCAAGAATTTGAACAACCTGGACAGCGGCAAGAAATCCGCCCAGGGGGGCCCATCCACCCCGCCGGCTGTTCGCCCCGAGACTCCGCCCGAGCCGGCGAAGCGCAACGCCTACCAGGAGGGGCCCGAGGCCGACCAGGAGAAGATCAACCAGGCCCGGGAATTCCTCCGGTCCAAGGGCTTCCACGTTCCGGACGCCCCCGTCAACCCGTCCAAGGCCAACGCCAGGGAAACCGCCGCCCCCCGCATCACCTATATGGACCCGAACAAGATTCTGGCCCAGGCCCGGGTGAAGCAGTTCAAAGCGGGCGCAGATGAGGCGACCGGCGAAGTGGAGCCCCTGGAGGGCCATTACGACCACCGGGGGAGCGGGCCCCTTCAAATCTGGGAAGGCAAAGATGGGACGATGGAGGTTATTTCCGGACGCCACCGCCTGGCCCATGCCAAGCGCAACGGCGTGGGGGAAGTGCCCGTCCAGGTTTACCGGGAGGCCGATGGGTTCAGCCTGGAACAGGCCAAGGCCCTGGATGCCGAACTGAACATCAGAGACGGAAACGGTAGCGTGGCCGACTACGCCAGCTACTTCCAATCGAACAAGGGCCTGACCAAGGACCAGGCCCAGATGAAAGGGCTCCTGGCCAGGGCCAAGGGCAAGGACGGTTGGGACATTGCCCAGGGGGCGACCGAAACCCTTCTGGCCGCCCTCAAGGGGAAGGCGATCAACGACAAACAGGCGGCAGCCATTGCCCGCCATGCCCCGAACGACGAAAAGCTCCAGCCCCTGGGATTGAAGCTGGCCGGGGAAAACAAGTCCGCCGAAACCATCGGGGATTACCTTCAGGCGTACAAGGCGTTGAGCGCCAGGCGCAAGGCGGACCAGGATCAAGGCGAACTGTTCGGCAACGATGACAGCGCCATCAAGGAGATGGCCGAAAACGCCAGCAAGGCCGGCGGCATCCGCCGGGCCCTGGCCGCCAGGATCACCGCCGCCCAGGGGGCAGCCAAGCGCCCCGACATTGCCCGGGAAATGGGCATCAATGTGGACGATCCCGAGGCGGTCAAGAGTGAGGTTTCCCGACTCCAGGGCGAAGTGGAGCGGTGGAAAAACTGGGCCGTTCATCCCGACCTGGTGGCGCAGATATTCGGCAAGGATCCGAATGAGGGCCAGCTTGTTCAAATGCCGGACGCCCCGCCCGAGGGGCGCACGGTGCCCGAGCCCCTGCGGTCCCAGGAGGAAATGGACGCCGACCTGGAAAAGACCTTCAGCGACAAGGGCAATGACCAGACTCCTTCCATGTTTGGGTTTGACGACCCGGCACCCGCACCGGAGCCGGAAAAGGCGGCACCGGCCGACCAAAGGGGCCTGGATGACGTTGAAGGCGTGGGGCGTAAGCTCGATTCCGCCGAGTTGAATAACGGGCCCGCCTTCAGCCAGGTGGACCGCACCGAGGCCGAGGGCACCGGGGCCACCCCGGCACCGCCCCCGGGCCTGGACCTGTTCGGCAACCCGGTGAAAAAGAACTTTGCCGGCCCCGAGATGATGACGGACCTGTTCGGCAATAAGGTTGCCGTGGACGCCGAAAAGCAGGCCCCCCAGGAGACGGTATCCGACCAGGCGGCGAAAGGTTTGGACTGGCTGGACCAGAAACAGCAGGCCAAAACGGACGGCACCGGGGAAATGTTCGGCAGCCTGTTCTCTCCTGGCAACCTGCCGGTCCCGAAGGATGAAGCGCCCGCAGCGCCGCCAGCCCTGGACGATAGCGGCAGCGTGGTGGATGACGCCTTGGGAATGTCCAAAAACTCCGGGCCCCAATTCCAGGGCGACCCGGCCCAGGCCAAGGAAATGGCGCTCAGGGCCCTCAAGGACCATAAGGGCTGGATGACCAAGAAGGACTTGGACGCCATCGTTGGCGGGGAGGCGCGCCGATCCCTGGAAGATGAGGGCCTCTTGAAGGTCCGCATGGACACCGAGGGGAATCACTTCGTGGCCCTGAAGGGGGCCAGGAACAAAGATGGGCTGATGGACGCCGACACCCTGGACGGGTTCCAGGAAGTTGGCTTGGGTGAGCATGAGCTTGCCCCGGAGAATGAGGCGGCGCTTGCGGCTGCAAACAAGGGCGTGGAGAAGGTGGAGGCGAAGGCGGCCAAAAAGTTCGCCAACCCCGATTACAAACCGCCCCGTGGTTTCAAGGTTCCGGCCAACCAAAAGGAACACGACGAACGCATTAACAAGGCCGTTGAGGAATACGGCAAACATATCGACGGATTGAAAAAGATCCTCAACGCCCAAAGCACCCTGCCCCAGAAGGATGCAAACGGCGTGTTCAAATTGACCGACCCGGAAACCGGGAAGGAAATGGACTTCGGCCGAAACGAGCAGTTCGCCAAAAAGCGGGCTAGCGACTACCTCAAGAGCCGGGCTCAAATCGCCAAGGCCAGGGCAGCCAAGGCGCATGGTGAGGTTCGGGCCCTGGATGAATTCCGGAACGCCCATGAAGGCGATCCGTACCAGGCGGAAAAACCCAAGCGGGAGCCTAGCGAATCCCTGCGGGACGGGCGCACCCAGGGCCAGGGGGAAGACCTGGCGCAACAACCCCAGGCCAGCGCCCCGGGGCAGCCCAAGGCCGGCACCTGGCAACCGTCCAAGGAAATCCCCGAGTTCCACCAGGCGACCGGGTATAAGTTCTGGTCGATGGGTGGCCTCACGCCCGAGGAAAAACAACAGGAAGCCGAATTCCAGGCCTACGCCAGGGATAACTATGAGGACTTGCGGCACAAGTATTTGCAGAAAAAGGGCGCTTTTGATGCGAATGGAAAGCTGACGCACGCCAATTTGAATATCGACGATTGGCGGGATTTCATGCCGGGGTATACCGGCCTGAATCAGCACGTCAACCACACCGCCGCCAACTACCTCAACGCCCGCTTGCTGCACGAACTCAAGCACGAACTCAAGGGCGTGGGTAACGGCAAAATGGCCATCATGGCCGGCGGCGGCGGCTCCGGGAAAACCACCGCCGTTTCCAAACAAATGCAGATGACCGATTACCCGCTCATTCTGGACCAGGTGAGCGCCGAATGGGATGGGCCATACGGGGCGAAAGCCGCCATGGACCAGGCCCGCCAGGCCGGTTTTGAACCCGAATTCCACTTCGTGGACCGTCACCCCTGGGACGCCTGGGAAAAGGGCATTGTGCCCCGTTTCCTGGAAGGGGCGAAGGAGTACAAGGCCTGGGAAGACGGCGGCAAGCAGGGCCCCGAGCCCGAGAAGGGCCGGCCCGTCGATTTGAATTACGCCATGGATGCGAACATAAAGGCCAGGAAAGCCGCACTAGAGGCGGCAAAAGAGATGGCCGCATCCGGTAAGCCGATAACGGTTTACAACAACAATTTAGGAAAAGGTCTTGCAAAAGACATTCAAGACCCGAAAGAACAGATAGAATACCTTGGAAGCCAGGTTCACGACCCGGAAGAACTGAAAAAGAGGGCTAAAAATGGAATCCTCGATCTATACCGATCCGGCCAAATTTCCCGTGACCACGCAGCCGGGCTTATCGGCGGATCGCCAGATGAGGTTGGACAGCTTCAACCTGGATCAACTGGAGGAGGCGCTACGGGGCCAGGAGCCGATGAACGACCGGCAGCGGCAAGCCCTGGTGGAACTGCGCCAGAAAGCCCAAATGTGGCCCAGGCTGTCGGAGGAAATCAAGAAGGCCCAAGCGCCCCGCCAGTAATCGCCCCGGAAGCCCCCGGGAAAAGGGCCAAGCGCCCCAGCCTGACCAAGGCGGGGCGTCAGTCAATCGAAGACGAGATCGGCCGCCTATCCTCTGTTTTGGCCGGTATGCCGAAGAATTCCCGGGACTATAACCGGATTCGGCTGCAACTCTGGAACACCCGTAAAAAACTTGCGAATCTGCCGGCCAGCGGGGCGGGGGAACAGGCTTCCTCCGCACCGCCCGCCCCCGTTCCGTTGGCGGCAGAACCTACGCCGGCACCAGCGCCCCAGGCGGAAGTGCCCCAGGCGGCAAGCACGGGTAAACCCGCCTTCCCGACTGTCAGCAAGTCCGGCACGGTCCGAACGCCCCTGGCCGCCCGGGAATGGGAAAAGGGTTTGAAAACTGGCCGTTTTGAACTCACGCCCCCGGAGAAAATGGGCCAGGACGATTACCTGGACGGCGGCGAGACGCCAAATTTCCGGATGTTACGCATGGCCATGCGGGAAACTCCCCCAGGCGAATTGGGCGGCGAAGACAAGCTGCCATCTGGGGCCAGGGTGAACCAGTACGGCGGGCTCTTGGCCAAGGTGATCACCGGCAAGGGCGCTAACGCCAGGTTCAACCACAACAAGGCCGCCGAGTTGCATGACGAGTTGTACAACACGGCCGGGGCCATGGACCCGACCATTGCCGAACACGCCCAAAAGCGCCTGGATTGGTTGCGGGAACTGGCGGCGTCAGACCACCAGCTAGGCGGGGCAAGCCGCAAGGCTATCCAGGTGACTCCTGAGAATGCGGAGAAAATCCGGGCCCGC